GTGAATTAAGTCCAACTTCCAATGCACGAACAGTTATAATATCTGTACCATCAAGTGTATATTCATTGTCAAGAATAAACAACATACCAGGGTGCAGTGAATCATCATTACTTTTAAATGTTGTTGATGCAGGAATAATTGCACCCAAATCACCAACAACTTGTAATGTATATTCACCAGCTGTTGCCGGGAATGGATTTCTGCCTAATTTAACACGTCCAAAACGTTCTAATGTTCCACCAATAGATTCAGGATCTGCAGTATCAACAAAAATATTCTTTTGGACCTTTGCAATATGCAAATATGAAATTCTCAATTTTGCAGCTTGAACAGCAGCCAATGCCCTTAGAAAGTTTTTACCAACTAATGGTATATTGATATTATATTCAGCTTCCAAATCAGCTAAAATACCATTGTAAAGTTCAGATGTTGTTGGAATTTGTATCATTGTATCATTGTTAATTCTGAATTCGTTGAATCCCAAATATACGTGAATTCATTTGATTCAAGGTTATCAGGTTCCTGTAATTTTATTAATATTTCAATTCTATCTGTTGAAATTATTGATGTTTCAACAGTAACAGTTGAGAATTCACTCATAAATTCCAAATCCTGTTTAACAGTATTTAAAATTTCAATTCTTCCGGATGGCGTTAATGAAATATCTTTTAATTTTTTTTCAAGTAGTGAATTGAATTGAATCGTTGGATTGTTTTTCATCAATAAATTATTTCCCCACCAATCAAACGCTTGTTCATTTTCAACCTTTTCACCAACTGTTGATGCCTTAATATTTCCACCAAACATTCCAAGATATGGCATATTTTGAAAACCATTAATGATTTCAAGATCACTACCGTTTAAAACTGCATCACCACCATCACCATTTTCAATAATTCTTATATCACCCATTTTTAATTAGTTGTTCCCAATGCTGGGGTTGAAAAATTAGTTCCATCACTACCTTCAGCTGTAACACCTTCAGGCATGTTTTTAAAATCAATTGTTAATGATTGATTATTTTCAGTTATATTTTTTGAAATATTTTCATTTGATGATTGTTGTGGATTCAATTGTGCTGCAGCTTGTTGATCTGCTAAAACAGCGGCATCAGTTTCAAGATTCCTTGCTTGTGCTTCACTTAATTGATCTGCAGTAAATGATTGACCAATGCCAATTGATGAATTTAATTGAGAATTAAATGCTGCAACTTTTTCAAAGAAACCAGGACCTTCATCACGAATTTGTTGTGCTTCTTTAAATTTTTCTTTTATCAATTCAGCTCTAGCTTCAGCTTCAGCACGTTTTAAAATTGATGCAGTTAAATCTTTTTCAGCACGGTTAATATCATCTAATGCTCCAGCCTGTAAATTATATTGTTTAATTATACCAGGTTGAATTTGTTCTAATCTTTCAAGAGTTTTGTTATAATTATCACTTCCAACTTCCGCTTTTCTTAATGCAGAAAACAACATTGTAACTTCAACGCGTTGATCTATTGTTGCATCAAGTGCTCTTTTCCTTACTTCACCATTCAATCGTTCTGAACGTGTTGATGTATCAAATGCTTTTGATAATGCATAAACACCAATTGCAAGTGCAGCAACAGCAGCAATAATTAATCCAATTGGATTTGCCATCATTGCTGCATTCCATAACCATTGAGAGGCAGTAATAACTTTTGTTGCAACATTATATGCCATTATAGCGCCACGTGCAATCATTAATGCGGCTTTTGCTGCCAATATAACACCAATAACTTTTGAACCAACAGAAACAATTGTTTCCATGTTATCAGTCAAAAATACAATTGCTTTTTTAACACCATCCAATGCACCTTTAGCACCATCACTTCCTGTTATCATATTAACCCAACCAGCCTTTAATTCAGCCATTCGATTTGATAATGTATTGGATTTTATTTCAGCCTGTTCTGTTGCTGTATTTGTTCCGGTAACTGCTTTTGTATATTGTTCAAACAAATCTGTGTTATTCATCAATATCTTACCAGTTGAAACATTTTCAGCACCAAAAGTTTTATTCAAAAATGCATCCTGTTCTTTTGCAGTTGCTAATAAATCAAATTTCGCTTTAGCTTCAGCAAGTGCATCATTCATACTGAATTGTCCACTTGTATATCCTAAACCTGCTTTTTGAAGTTTTAAAACAGATCCACGTAATTTTGTACCAGCTTCAGCACCAAATAATGAAAATTTACCCATTACTTCAACAAGTGCAACAGATTGTTCAAGTGTCAAATTAGCCCCGGCTGCAACTGAACCGAAATTTTTCATTGAATCACCAATTTGGGTAATATTTGAAGATCCAGCAACAGAACCAGCAGCCAATGCATTCATTGTACGAATTGCATCAGGTCCACCCGTTAAACTAAACTGATTCATTACACCAATCATACTTGATGCTGATGTTGCTAAATCATCACCAGATGCTTTTGATAATGTAATTGTTGCATCTGTAACAGCACCAAGTGCATCAGCATTTGCTAATAATTGAGGTGCTAAAGATCCAACAACTTCAAATCCTTTTGCAATTTCAATTGTTGATTTCTTACTTGTTTTTGCAATTGATTGAATTTGTTTTTCATAGGCAATAAATTCTTCATTTGATTTACCTGTAATGGCTTGTGTTGATGCCAATGCATCTTCATATTCAACTAATGCTTTAACTGAAAAACCTATTCCACCAATAATTGCACCACCGATTGCAGCAGCACTTGCAAATGATAAAAATTGTTTTGTAGCAGATCCAAGTGATGGTGTTAATTTTCTAAATGCACGTTCACCACGGGCAACACCACGTTCAGCTTTTTGTGCAAATTTTGAAATAGATGCACCCATTTTTTTGACTGGAGCAGAAAATTTATCTACTGCAGTAAAAATTGTTGGTATTGTAAATCTAGCTGACATTTTTTATTATTTACTATTCATTTCTTTTACCATATCTGCCACATCATTATACCAGTATTCTAAACCAAGAAAATCTGCATCATCAAGATACAGATTTTCAATTTTATCGGGTGTCCAATGATGCGCTCTTACAACTGACGTGATAAAAGTGTTTAAATTCTTATCAGTTACAGAAAAAAAATCGCTATTGATTGACCAACTGTATAATCTTCTGTGTCCATTTCACCAATTATTCCTTTAGGTTGATTTGTTAAAGCAGATACATAAGCCAATAAACGACCATCAGCATCATCACTTTTTAAGCCTTTCAAATGTCTGTGAATTTTTCCAACACCAATTCTTGATTGATATTCAAGATCCTTAATATCTTGATTCTTTCCAAGTGGAAAATCAAGTGTTTGCACTAAGGTCTTTTTTGTATCATCAAATCTTAATTTTCCAACCTGAACAGCTGAAACCAAAGATTCAATTGTGTTTGAATTTGATTCACGTTTACCTTCGTTAACTTTTTTGTAATCTAACCATTTATTGATTTCGCTTTGAGCTACATCAATACTAACTACTTCTTTTTGCATTTTATGTGTATGTGTTTATAAATTACAATTTATCCAACAATCTTCTTGAAACCACCACCGGCAACTTTCAATGTCATTGTTCCAGCATTAATATCTGGTTGAATATCACCAACAGGCATTCCAGAACCACCCCAAACTGTACCATTGATTACTTCAAAAGTCCAATCAGCTGGTTCATTTGATGCCATCAGATCAGAAATCTTTTGTGCATCATTCCTAACGTTTTGGTCGTTTTCAATAACAACTTCAAAGGACCCTCTAGTTCTGTTTTTTTGCCAAATTGGACTACCATCACCAGCAATCATTGCAGCATCATCTGCTGTTCTGATTCCCCCTGGGTCGTATGTATTACCTTCACCAGCTTTTGGAAAAAATGTACCACTCCCAAGTGTTGGGTGGTTGTATGTGATTTCTATGATGTCACCTGAAACAGCCATATCTTTTTTATTTTAAAAATTAATTATCAATTTTATCCAAAATTAAATCCAGCTTCAGCAGTTGTGCTTGCTATCCTAGCAATTCCGCTTCGTTTGTATCTAAAAAAAGTTTCTAATCTATCCGGATTCGTTGTGCTCAATCCAACAATAATTGAATCTTGCATGAATGCAACATCAACAATTAATGCACGTCTACCAAGGTCTTTTGCATAATTATCAACAATTTGTTTCCATTGCTTTGGCTTGATAACCTTAGTTGCAGAAACTTGTTGTTCATTTGTTGCAATAACATGATCTACAACATTAATTTGTTCAAGTAAGTAATAACCAAAACGAACATTGAAATCTAAAATTAGATTTCTAACATATCTAAATTGTGGTGGAACTTCTCCAGTTGGATGATATGTTGTAACAAAATCAGCCATTTGATAAACTCCATCAATCAATTCAACAGTTGAACATCCTTTTTTAACAAATGCATCACGGTTAACATATTTTGCCATTGCACCAATTGTTTTTGGTGCTGGCATATCTGGATATTGTTGACCAACAATATCAATATGTGGTGTATCTTGTGCCGTTCTAGCTTCAAGAATACAAGCATTTGCTGCAGCTTCAAATTGAAATCCATTACTTAATGGAGCTGGACAAATTGCAATTGTAACATCATTTTTTCGTGAATCAGTTATTACTGATGGATCTTCTAATGTAGAACCAGTCAAAGCAATAAATGGTTTCATAATGATTCCACTATATCTTCCTGTTGGGTTATTTGGGTTAGGAATTCCATTAAATGCTTCAAGTGAAGCCATTATTGTAGGAACAGCACCATAAGTATTAACAACCAATGTTACCCAATCATTTTCAAATTGATCTAATGCACCTTGAACAGATGGAACACCTGCACCTGCAGAAGTTTGAACAACTGCATAAGTTATTCCAAGATCATCATCATTTGTATCAATTGTTACATTAATATCATTTGCTGTTAATCCTGTCCATTTAGATGTAAGAATTGTTTCATATCCAGTTTCAGTTGCAATAACCGGTGAACCTAAAACATTATTTACTGCATCAGAAATCTTTGCAGTAATATCATCAGTTGTATCACCTTCATTTACTGTAAAATCATAAGATACACCATCTAATACTTTACGACCAGAAATAATAACTGTATGTGTTCCGTTTCCAGTAGCAACACCTGTTGGTGTTACTTCAAGAATTTTTGCAGTTGAACCTGCAGCAGTTTCTTGAGCATAAACAATTGTTGGTATTCCACCAATTCCACTTCCTGAATTTGGTCTTAAAATTCTCATTACATGATAAATTGGAGAACCAAAACCATACATTTCACCAGCTTGTTGTGCTGTTGTAATTTCAACACCATCTGTAATTAAACCAGCCTGATTTCCTGTATTTGCTTCACCAATAATTGCAACACGTTGTGGTAAATTTGGTGTAACATTACTAAAATCACCTTTTGTGATTTTATACCCTACTATTTTGGAAATCAATTCCAAACCTACTGCATCACTTATCATATAAAATATATTTTAATGTTCATTTTATTGAACTCCAAAGTTGATATTATTTTTAACATTATTCTTTTTTTTTCCATTATAAATGGAATTTTTTTTGCATCTTTGAATTATGAATAATATAAAAGTTGGAATTATAATACCAGATAGAAATGATAGGCCATTATTTTTAAACAATTGTTTAAGAATGATTCAAAATCAAACATTACAACCATATCAAGTTGTGTTAATGAATGATGAGCCAATAACTGATAAATGTGATATTACATGGCGCTACAGATTAGCGTATGAACGCATTCAAAATGATGTTGATTGTGTTATTCTAATTGAAAATGATGATTGGTATCATCCAGAATACATTCAAACAATGGTGAATCAATGGATTTTAAATGGAAAACCTGAAATAATTGGAACAAATTATACTATTTATTATCATGTTGGAATAAATAAACACTTTACAATGAACCATAAAAGGCGAGCAAGTGCCATGAATACATTGTTAAAAACAAAACTTGATATTAAATGGCCAGTAGATCATGAACCATATACTGATTTACATTTGTGGAAACAATTAAATGGTTTAACATTTCACCCAAACAAAATTATATCAATTGGAATTAAACATGGTGTTGGAATGTGTGGTGGTAAAAATCACACATGTAGTTTTTACAGATACATTAATGATGATTCAAATAAACAATTTTTAAAACAAAACATGGATGATGAATCATTCAAATTTTATTCAAACTTAAAACAAAATTAATTATGATACATGAAACAGCAATTATTTTTGACAATGTAAAAATTGGTAAAAATGTACACATAGGACCATATTGCATAATTGGAGCACCTGCAGAATCAAAAAAATATTGGGGAAAAGATTCTGAATATGGTGTAATAATTGATGATAATGTAATTATAAATGGTCATAATACAATTGATGCCGGAACAGTTAGGAATACTCAAATAAAAAATGATGCATTTATAATGAAAGGTGTCCACATTGGACATGATGTAATTGTTCGTGAAGGTGTTACAATATCACCACATGCAATTATTGGTGGTCATGTTGAAATTGGATGTAATACAAACATTGGAATGGGTGTGATAATTCATCAACGTGTTGATGTTCCTGCAGGATGTATGATTGGAATGGGTGGTGTTGTTACAAAACAAAGCAACCTTGAAGCAAATAAAGTTTATTTTGGTAATCCTATAAAATTTTTTAGATGGAACAAAAAATAATTGTAATATCAGCAATGCACCATAGACAAAAAACTGTAAAGTTTTGTATTGATAAAATGCCATTCATCGAAAAGTACATGATCTATTCTGACAAATCAGATCATACATTTTTAACATTTTACACAGATGTTGCTGGTTGTGAACAGGTTATTAATAGACCATTATCATATAAATGGAACAGAGCAATCCGATATTTGAAAAATATTGAATTTGATGCAGTCATTGTTCTAGGATCTGATGATTACATTGATGAAAATTTTGTTGATTTTATAAAAAACAACATTGAAAATTATGATCTGATTTCATTCAAAGATATTTATTTCAAAGAAAATGATGATTTCTTTTATTGGCCAGGTTATATTGGACAAAGAAAAGGTGAACCGGCTGGAGCTGGTAAAACTTATTCAAAAAAATTCCTTGAAGTAATTGATTATAATTTATTTCCACTATCAAAAAACAGTTCATTGGATGGCATGAGCTGGAAAGTTTGTAAAGATGCAAATGCAAAAACGCTTGTTACTTCATTAAAGGATGAAAATATATTCTTGTGTGATGTTAAAGATGGTGAAGGAATAACAAAACTTTCTTCAATAACAAATATCACTAAATTATGAAATTAACAATTTGCTATACAGTTTTTAATGGATTAGAATTATTGGAACAATCAATTTTGAATCATTATGAATTAGTTGATAATATTTTGATCTGTTATCAAACAGTTTCAAATACTGGAAACAAATCAAATGAAGTTTTAAGATTTTCAAAATACCTTGAATCTAAATATTCAAAAGTAAAATCAGTTGAATTTATACCGGACCTATCCAAAAGGACCAAACAAAATGAAATTGATAAACATAATTTAATGCTTGATTATTCCAGGGAAATAGAATCAACACATTACATTTTGTCAGCTTGCGACCATTTTTATAATAAAGATCAATTTGATTATGCAAAATCAATAGCAATTGAAAAAGATTTTGATGTTTCTTTAACGTGGATGAATACATATTACAAAAAAACAAATTGGAAACTAGATCCAATTGAATCATATTGTATGCCATTCATTTCAAAACTATATCCAACAACAAAATATATCAATGATGTTAAATATACTGAGCTTGTAGATCCATCAGTTAAAGTAAATACATCATGGAACATGCACTTGTTTAATAAAAAAGAATGCATGTTACATCATTATTCAATGATTCGTGAAGATATTGAAAATAAATTTAGAAATGCTGCTGCATCAATCAGATGGAAACCTGAACAAATTGAAAAATTTATTCACGAATATGAAAATGCAAAACCAGGTGATGAAATTTCATATTTCAAAAACAGGAAAATAATTGAAATTGATAATTCATTCAATATTTAATTGTATATTTGAATACTAAGTTTTTTTCATATTAAACTTGTTAGTGGTTAGGTAAATAAAAACGCCAATATTTATATTGGTGTTTTTTTATGCACAAAAAAATGGACCTACAAAATAGATCCATTTCAAATCACAAAACTAAATAAAAATTGGCATCATCTATTCAGAACATCAAATATAATTATTTTTTTGGTCTAATCAAAATATCAACATAATCCTGCCACACACCATTTTGTATTTTTAATTCTCTGAAAATTTTATCAAGTAAAATATCACGAACAACTAAACCATATAATCTACAATCAAATAAATGATTCTGATGCGCTGATGATTTTTTAAGCCATCTATATTTTGAATCCTTATCCAAAATTTTATGTTCAGCTTCAAAATGACTGAAATAATTTGTGAATAAATATTTACCATTTGATGGTTCCGGGAAATTCATAAAACCTGCTGGTTGAACTTCATGATATTTTGGATTCCAATTCAGGTTCATTAATTCTGCCAGTCGGTCCTTTGTTGTATTTGTTTCAACCAGGAACAGATCACCACGTTCACGTGATTTTCTGAATGTCTTTAAATCTGCATTTATATTTGTGTATTTGTCCATGTCCTTCCCTTTTAATCCAAACACATTGAAATTTGAATTTTCAATATATTGATAAACATGAACTGATTGATAACCTGCATCAACTCCAGAAATAAAAATTTTCATTTTACGACCTGTATCTGTACTGAATACAGTATCTAAAATTTTATCAAGTTCACCCCAAACAGAATTAGCATGGCCATGTTGATATGTCCATTTTTTACGGTCAGTTCTTGATTTTTGTTTTTCACTTTGATTTGGTATAAATGTTCCAATGCTTCCATGACTGATTGAATATGTTGCACCTGATTCTGAATGTGCAATTATTTCCCAATCCAAACGTGCATCATCTTCAAGTCCATTCAAATCAGATCCAAAAGTTATTAATACAATTTTTCCATTTCCATCGCTAACACTTAATTTTTCAGGAAGTGTTCCAATTTTATATTCACGAATATTTTCTTGAAGTTTATTTGCTGAAATACTTTCACCAGTTGGTTCATAAGTTAATCCAAGTGCAAGGTTTCTAAATGATTTGTATTTGTTTTCATTTCGTTTTCCTTCTTGTGGATTCGCTTCAATGTATTCTCTAACATAATGTTCCCATCCATACATGTATGTTGGTGCATATAAAGCTGAAATATGATAACTATAATTACCTGGCCGTGATGGTTCAGCTGTTGGAATCCATTTACCATTTTTAATTAATTCAGTTTTATTTGAATCATCAAAAAATTCACCACACTTTTGGCAAACATAACCAACTGAATCTTGAATCAATTTACCAGCTTCATCAAGTTTCCAAAACATACCAGCATGTTCTACCTGGTCATTTTCGCATTCAATTTCCCATTCCAAACAAATTAATTCACTACAACACGGGCATGGAACATGATATTTTCTTTGATCTCCAGATAAATAAACTGGTTCAATGTTTGATGTTTCTTTTAGTTCCGGAGTTGAAATATAAAACAACTTCATTTTTTTATCAAATGCTGCAAATCTTTGTTCAATCATTTTTGAAGTATCACCAGATTGTTTTGTATCACCTTTCATTGCTTCAAAATCATCAATGAATCCATACTGCATTGAAATATTTCTTAATACTTTATGATTTGCAATACCCATTTTCAAATATCCATCCGGGAATTCTTTCATTTTATCTGTATCACCAGATTTTGTTTTTCTAGTCCTGCCAGATGTAGATTTTATCAAATGTCGTATTCCTGAATTATCAATCATCCTATCAACTTTTTTTCCTGCATCTGTTACAAGGTCCTCATGACCAACTAAAAATAAAATGTTTCCAGGATTCTGTGAAATAATCCAACCAATTCCAGCTTCAATAAGTCCAGTTGATAATCCAATTTGCGCACCTTTCATTATTGAAATTCTTCTTGATGGATGTGATGGTGATAGACAATCTACAATTTCACGAATGTATGGTGAATTATCATAACTAAATGGCCCTGGTATTGGTGATATATCTGGTGTCATTTTTCTATTTCCCTCACACCATGCTGATGGCATAATATCAGAAATTTTAAAACGTGATTTTTCAAGTATTGAAATTAATTGATCTGAATAATTATACTTTTCCATCATCATTTAATTTTGGTGAAATTTCTTTTACACCTGAAATTGCTTTATCAATTGCATTATCATGTGCTTTATTAATTAGTGATGTCATTTCACCTTTTAATTCTGCAGCAAATTTATCTGAAATCTTTGCCCGGTGATTTATCTCAATCAAAAATAAATCCATGGAATCTTTGTATGATGTTACTATTGATCTTGACATTGTTGCAATCAATTCTGAAACCAGATCAACAGGAATTAATTCACCACGCAATTTTGATTCTTCAATCAATTTTATACGAGTTGAAACAAGTTTAAATTCCAATTCAGCTTCCTTTTTATCCAGATCAAGCTGATATTGTCCACCATTATTTTCAACAGGTGGTGAAATTATCGGTGCTGATGTAATTGTTTTATTCCTTTTTGGTTTTTCAATTACAATTTCTTTTGATTTTTTTTTAGATGCTGGAACATTATCACCAACACCAAATTTTTTCATCATATCTGAATTCTCACGAACGGATGAATCAATAACTTTTCCAGATTTAATGATTTTACCACGTCGAATGTAAGTGGAAACAAATGCATTTGATTTTCCAATTAACTTTGCAAATTCTGATTGTGTGTAATATGGCATTATTTATTTAATGATTTCATTTTTGAAAAATACTTTTTCATTGTTCGCCTTCCACGTCTATTCAAATGTTTGAATCCACCATGTTTTGTAAAGTCAGTGATCTGATTAATATAGTGTTTTTTGTGTTTCTTTTTCAGCATAAAGCAATGAAATGAACACCAGAACAGGAATAAAAATGATAGTAATTCAAGATCACCACCACCATTGAAATAAAAAAAAAGTGTTGTTAATGATGCTAAAAGGAAAAACACCTGAAGCCCCCACAACAACCAATTTATCTGATTGAAATATTTTACCATTACGTATTTTTTTTGTGTGTTGTTAACAAATGTAATGATTTTTTTCAATATGGTTAACAAATAAGTTAACAGAAATTTCAAAACCTACACACATTCTTTTTTTCGCGGCTTCGCATGTTT